TTGTTGCCTTGCCTGCCGGACCCGTTGCAGCTCTTGCGCAATCGTCGCCCGGTGCTGCCGCGTGCCGTCGTCGACCGACTTGATGGTCTGCCCGAGTTGCTCCATGGCCTTGGACATCGCCGCGGTTGCCTGCGCCATCGCGGCAAACTGTGCCTCAAGCCGGGCATTGTCATCGCGCTGCGGCTTGTCCTTGGCCGCCTGCTTTTCGGTTTCCACCGTCGCCTTGCGGCTCTCGCGCTCGCTCTCATGGTCGAGGCTCTGCCGGGCGCGCTCGCCCTCGTAATGGCTCGTCAGCTCTTGCTTGCGCGCTTCCGCGACCAAATCATGGTCGACCTTGCGCCGCGCGTTATCGGCCTCGACCGTCGCCTTCAGTTTCGCCTTGTTGGCCTCGATCGCCAGTTCTTGCTGATGTTCCTGTTGTGCCTGCGTCAGCTTTTGCTGATGCGTCTGGCTCTCGAACGTCAGCCTTTGCTGATGCTCCTGCGCCTTGCCGGCCGCGAGCATCTCTTGGCGCTTCGCCTCGATCGCTAGCTTCTGCTCTTCCGGCGACGGCGGTTGTCCTTGCTGCGCCGCTTGCTGCTTGCGTTGTTGCATCCGCTCCAGAATCTGATCCTTGTTGCGAATGTTTGGTGCGGCCTGGATCAGATCCTCAAACGCGATCTCGTTGTTGACGTCGACCTTCTTGAGTTCGACCAGCGCCTGCCACTGCTCGATTTGCGGCGCCACCACGTCACTGACGTCGTCGATGTAAATATCGACCTGCGCTTGCGCGATTTGGTTTTCAATCCGTTGTTGCCCGGTCGCCGGATCGATGTCGGGAAGCTCGACCATCTCACCGGTCGGCAGCGGGAGTTGCACCGTCGCGGGCTTGTTGATGGCCGCAAAGCGCACGTTGCGCTCGTCGTCGGTAATCCGTATCCACTTTTGCCCGGTCCAGTATTGCCTGATCCGGTTCCAGACCATGCGGTAAACCCGCTTGTCAAAATATCTCAGGCTATCGAGCAGGTCGCCCATCTCGATCATGCCGCCTTGCTGCGAGGCCATGATGGCGCGGCCCGAGGCGCTTTCGCCCTGGTCGCCTTGCATGGCCGCGTTCGGGCCCATCATGTCGATCTCGGCCTTGGCCTCCTGCAAGAGCTGAATATGGCCGGCGGCGAGGTCGATGCGCTCGCGGAATTGGAAGCGGTTTTCCGCCAAGCCGCCGGGCGCAATCTTAATGACGCCGTCCGGCCGTGCCGCCTCAGCCCGCGCCTTCTCGATGTCGTCGACAATCCCTTCTTCGTACAGAACCTGATTTGAGTTCAGAAGGTGCAGGGACTTGCTGCGCCGCTTATTAATTTCATCTTGTGGAGAGATCATCTCCCGCACGGCGCCGTAGCGATTGCCCTCGCGATCGCAATAGGCCGCTTGCGCGACCATGCCGGGCTCCGAGTCGCCGTCGTCGGTCACATAGGGGGACTCGCCATCGAGCAAGATTCCGCCCTTCGTAAACTCGGCGAAATACCATTGGTCGGCCTTCTTGCCGCCCATCCGTTTGACCCACATCTGGACAACGCGCAGCCGCTTGCGCTTCCTGTCCGCCCAGACCTGATAAGTTGGCTTGTCGTCATAGGTGTCCGAGTACGTGGCCTCGACGATCGTCGCCTCAAGCTCCGCTTCCTTGTCGGGCCAGCGTGCCAAGGCGTCCTCAAGGTCCATCCACCAAACGCCGCCGAAGTAGGTGGCATCCGAGAAATCGAGTTCCAACGAGTGCGGATCGTGGAAGAAGCGGTCGTACCGAAAGCGGTTGATTTCGATGCAAATCTCGTTGGCGTCGCCCTGGTAGGAGTCGTCATACCCCTTGACGCACACGTCAACGGCGCCGATCCCCTCGACGAGCATGTTGCGCCAGACCGCCGAGCGCACCATTTTGAAATCGCAATCGTCGATCACGTAGTTCAGCGCATCGGTGCAAGCCTCCGCGTCCTGCTCATGCTTGGGGGTGCGCGGCAGGGCCCGCGGCTTCGTCCGTTGCTGCTTCTCCAAGCCGACCAAAAAATCGATCTTGCGCTTGATGCGGTTGATAACCACCGCCGGCTGGCCGCGCTTTTCCAATTCCGCCAGCTGCTCAGCGGTCAGTTGATCGTTGTCGACATAGTCTCGATCGCGCTCCGCGAGCTGCCGTGCCTCGTAGCTCGCCTCCTCCGATTCCTCAAACCGGTGCACCAGTGACGCTAACCCAAAGGGGTTGTCCTCGTCGTCTCTGATGTCGCCGACTTTATTGTCAACTACAAGCGAGAGCGGCATATTTTGGTCCTATGGGTACGACCGACATCGCGCGCGACGGAGCAATCCTCACGGGCTTCCGCGAGGGGAAACGTTATTGCGACCTTGGCGACGATTACGGGATCAGCGGACAGCGAGTTGCACAGATCGTTTGGAAGGCAGCGCGCCGCCTAAACGCCGTCGATGACCTGCCCGACGACCCAAAGCCGGAGGATTTGCGCCAGGCCCTCAACAATGCGTTGCTCACCCAAGGACCGCGGCGATGGGACGACGTGCTCGATCCGCATATGGCCGGCGCGCAAAAGGCCTGGGAGAAAAACCAGGCCATCAAGCGCGCCATCGAGGCCGGCGCCACCCGCCGTGAACTCGCCGCGTTCCTCAAAGTGAGCTATTCCAACGTTTGCCAGCGCCTCATCAAGGCCGAGCGCCACCCCATTTCACCGCTAGAGCGCTACCTTGGCGAGAAGCCCGATCGGCGCCTTGCCGTCCGCACCGTCCGCACCGTCCATGAAGCGACCGAGGCGAAGGCTCACGAGCGCAAGACCGTCTATGAATCCCTCAAGGCCAAGGCCGAGGCAGACGCCCGCTATCCCTTCGACGAGCTGCGGGAAAGGCTAAAGCAATCCGACGCCGAGAACGAGCGGTTGCGGGCCCGCACGCTCTTCCTTGAGCGGGCCCTTCCCGAGATGCAGAAAGCCGTCGAGAAAACCGAGGCTAAATATGTAGAGGCGGCGCACGCGCTCACGCTTCAGAAGGCCAAAGTCGGCGAGCAGGCCCGCTTTCTGTCCGCCCGCATGACCGAGGCAGCGCTCGAATGGCAGCGCGAGCGCGACTTGAATCGGCGGCGCGTCCTTGTCGCCTGCATTCGCGAATTCGCCCGCATTCTCAAGGCCCACAACCTGTGGTCGCCGCAATGCCAAGACTACATGGACAGCGTCACGAGCGATCCGCAGCCATGAGCGAAGACCTCATCCAGGAAATTTACAAAATGCACGCCGACGACCGGCGCGTCAGAGCGGCCCGTCGGAAGTTTATGAAGACCGTCAAAGCCGCGCTCGACACGCCCCCAAGCAACCGGAGGGAAGTGCTCATTGATCGCGCTATCAAGCTTGCCCTCGAATGCAGGTATCGGCTCCCCTGGGACATCCCCTAAACCGTCTGCCACGATGTCCCGCGCGACGGTGCATCGTCCCAAGCGTCCCGCCGCGGGCGCTCCAAGACCTTGTCTTTGACCGGCGCAAGCATTTGATCGAGCAGCTGCCCGACGAGGCCGAGGGCGTCCGCCTGGTCGTCGTGCACCCCGACCGGAAAGCGCAACAACTCGTCGATCAGGTCTGAACGGAACGGCGCGGTGCGCAGGATCCGCAACCCTTGCATGGCCATGCGGCCGCGGATGGATTGCGCCCGCACCGCTTTGTCGTGCCGGGTCGGAAACTGCTCCCTCACCGTGTAGGCTTGCCGCTCACGGGCGCGCTTGAGGAGGAACGGGCCAACGCCTGACTTGATTTGCCCACTTTCCTCGGCCCACCCGAAGGGCTTCCACTTCTTGACCAAGTCGCAATAGGCTTCGATCCAGACATCGGACGAGGCTTGGTGCCGCCACAGATCGAGCAGGTACAGGTTGTTAGTCTCATCGACCCCGACCACCGCGTGAACCGTATAATCGCCGCCGTCTGACGTGACCGCATAGTCAGAGCCACCATATACCCTGAGCGCAGACCTCTCCGGCATCCGGTCGACGTCGATAATCCACTCCCGCTTGAAGTATGAGCCTTCATCGGGCGCCGGTCGGCCCTGATACAGAGCCGACCAAATGCGTGGATTGCGCTTGGCGACCTCCACCATCTCGGCCGTGAACCATTCGGGCCATAGCCGGGCGCCGACCGGCCGTCCAAGTGGATCGTCGGCCGATTCCGCTTCCATCGGGATGTTGAGGACCTTCCAGCGCTCCGGCTCCTCGACCAGAAGCCGCCCGACCAAATCGTCTTCATGCCAGCGCGTCGTGATGATGATGACGCTGGCGTGCGGCTTGAGGCGCGGGACCACATCACCCGTCCACCAATCCCACTGTTTGTCCCGAATGAGCTTGCTGTCCGCGTCCTCGGCGCTGCGCAACGGATCGTCGATCAAGAAGCAATCGGCGCGCCGGCCGGCGATCGAGCCGCCGACACCAGCCGCGAAGTATTCGCCGCCCGCATCCGTTTCCCAACGGCCCGCCGCGGCATTGTCGGAGCGTATTCCGAAGTTGAGCGAGTCCGAATGCTCCTCGATCAAGTTGCGAACTCTTCGCCCCCACCTTTCGGCCAGTTCGACCGTGTGCGACGCAGCAATGATCAGGTTCTTGGGATGGTTCGCCAAGTACCACGGAGGAAACAGCACGCTCGCATAAGTCGATTTGGCGGACCCCGGCGGAAGCGTCAGGATGAGCCGATCGGTCTTGCCGGCGTTGACCTCTTCCAATGCTCTAATGATCACCCGGTGATGTTTTGCCGGGCGGAAGCCGCACTGAATCGCCCACTCCGTTAGTCGGGCTTTGATCAAGTATCGGCGAACCTCCGGCATCAGGGCCCGGAATTCGGGTTGCAGCTCGGGCGGCAAGCTCTCGCATTCGCGCCATAAGGCTATCAATTCCGAAATCTGATCGGACATTGATGTTCGTTTCCCTCGGCAGGAGGCCGGCGGCAATCCGCAGGTACGTTGACGGGTCGTCCCGCCAAACCCGCTCGATCGCCTCGTCGCCCTTTTCCGCGAAGTGGCGCACGACCGAATCGACAAGGTTCATTTCGAGGTCGCGGCGCGAACCGAGCTTGCGCCCGCCATTTCCGCCATTCCCCGCTATGAATCTGCCTGTTTTCGGGTCTTTTCCGTCTCCTGGCGGTCCTTCAGCGGCCTTATTCGGTCTCTTTCTGACCTTTTGGAGCGGTTTGACGGCTTTTAGCCCGTTTTTCGCTTCCACTTAATCCATCACATTAAAAAATCCCGGCAAGCGTCTGACCTGACACACCTTCCGAGACTGCTGAAATGACATTTCGCGCGCAAGTCTGTCACAGTCAAGCCGTCGCTCGCGGTTTTCCACCGCAAGTCAAGCCCTGGATGGTCCGGACCAAGCTCGGGATGGTCCGGACCATTGGCCCACAACTCACGGCGCGTTGTGGCCCAATTTTCGTGGGGGTTTTCGTGGGTTTTCGTGGGGGGTTTCAGGCTAGGCGAAAAACTCCCTGTTTTTTGGCTGAGTTTTCCGCCCATCGGGGGACCAAAACCGGGACAAAACCGGGACAAAACCGGGACATGTGTCCGTTAGTGGGCGACTAACGGGCCGTTAGTTATCATGGGATAACTACATACGGCGTAATAGGGCGCAATAGGGCAATCGGCCAACTGCTTGAAATCATTGGGATGCCAGATTGCCAGATTACGCCGCCAGATTACGCCGCCCTGTTTTGGCGTGCGTAACTGAGCGTAACTGAGCGTAACACCGTGAACCCGTGAAAACGCGATCACGGAATCACGGTGACGTAATTCCATTGTGGATAGGCAATAGAGTTGCCTCTACATCGCTCTACCAGATTTGGGTAATCTCGCCGCGTTGCACGGCTAGGCCCGCCACCGAAAGCCCGGGGAGACGCACCCCCCGGGTTGCCGTGCAGCCCCGAATGATACGCTTTGATACGCTCTAAAATTGACCGCCTAAGCCGATTACCCGGTTTTGGCTCCCAGACTACCGGCCGGCGCCGGAATGCCTGCCAGGGGCCGCCCTATCGTCCTGTTCCACGTACTGCGGGTCCGGAAACATGTCCGGCAATTCCATCGCGGTCGAGACGAGGCTTTCCGGAGCATCCAATTGGCGCAGGCGTTGAGTCAGCGCGTCGCGCTCCCGGAAATACTGCATTGTTTTCCAGTTTTCCTCGTCAGGGACTGCCGGGCGCGGCGGCCTTTGGTTTTCCGGCAATTCCTCGAAACGGGGGCGTCGTTGGATTGCCCATTGCAGGTGATCAGCGGCGATGACCCGCAGGTCTCCCTCAGTTGCCAGCACTTTCATGTCGTGTTCCTCCTGCCCTGATTCTACCGAAATGGCGCCCGAGCGTCACCAAACCTTCCCGGACGGCCCACAGGAACTCCCCGGACCAGAGCCGTTCCTCCGCGTCAGGGTGCGCGTCGGTGGCCCGCTGAAGGGCAATCAGCAACCGCCGGTCCCGTTCCGTCAGCACGAAGGCGATTTCGGCCCAGGCGAGGCGCCAACGCTTGCGCAGGGCCGGCGAGAGATCGCGGCCGTTGCCGCCCGCATCGATGGCGTAACCGTTCGGCGCGCCGATTGACTTGAGGTAGTTCGCGCGGCATTCCGCGAAGTGCAGCCCGGCCGCCTCAAGCTCCCCCGCCGTGAGCCCGTGCCTGGACGGATCGGCGATGCGGCCCGCGGCGATGGCCCGCTGCCAAGGTGTAGCGCCCACTGTGGTGCGCTCGCCCCTTCGGTGAGGCTGCTTGGCGGCCAAGGCGGTCATGTCCTCCGCTCGGACCCGGCGCGTCCGTCCGTTCGCCTCGCGGCGCCGTGGGGTGATCATCGCGAGGGTTTCCACGATCCTATTGGCGGCACCGCCAAGCTTGGTCCAGGGCACGCTTGAGACTCCTGCATCGCGCCGATTCCTCTATGCAAGCAAGTTATGCAAGCAAGTTATGCAAGCAATCAATACGATACGGGGCCCTATCCAGAGGGGGCCCGTATCTAGTTTGATACGCTAAAGCAACAACAAAAACAGCAACTTACAGAAATTTGCATCTTGCCGTATCCTTGATACATACGTTTGAGTTGCTACTTTATCCGCGTATCGAATTTTCGTATCACTTTTGACACATTATCCGCCGCCCTCATTTGTGATAGAAATACCCGGTTTTCACCCGCTCACGATAAAGCTTGGTGTCCTCATCCCAACGCGCCCAAGCTTCCGGAGTAATCTTGTCGTAGCCGCCGTGCGCCCGGACCAGATCGAGCAACTTCGGCGGTTGCCGCTGCAACGCCATCTCGCGCGCCCCCGCCTCCTGCCCCATCTTGCGTTGGTGCGCGACCTCGGCTTCCTTGCGGCGCAGCTCGGCCGTGACCGCTTCGTGTTCAGCAATCCTCGCCCGCGCCGTTTCTTGCTCGATTTCCCAAGCCTCTCGGGCTTTCTCGCGCGCGATCTGCGCCAGCCGCGCCGCCTCATAGGCGCGCCGCTCGTCTTCCTTCATGCTATCGACAAGGATGGCCAGCGCCCGGCGCACGAAGGCCGGCGCGTTCAGCCAGCGCCGCGGCGCCTTCGCAAGCACCGCCTCCCGCCAAGCAATCTCGTCGAGATCGGCATCCCGGAAGGACGACAGGTCGATTTCGAGCGCCGTAATTCCCCGCTCGACGAGTTTTTGGACCTTTTCGAGCCCAACCCGGTGGGCCACGAAAATCTCGACGGCCACATCTTCGCTGTCATAGGTCGCCAGCACATCGAAGCGCAGGTCGTCCCGGATCGCCTCCGATACAGCGCTACGCATTTGCCCAAGGTCTTGAGGCAATTGCAGGTTCAGCGTATCGCAGATCACTTTCTTGGCGAAAAGATGCATCGCCGTTTCGCGCGCCTCGCGGCAAGCCGGGTTCTCGGCAAGATGGCGGAAATGATGGCGCACCACCTCGCCCTTGGCGGCGACCAGCGGC